ATTCCAATGAAATGACTTCTATCCTCTATTTCCAATGGAGTTGGGCCATTTATATCTAATACTCTAGGTTTACAACTAAATGTATCTACATAAGTTGAAGTATTTACAGACGTTAAGCCATCAATAACTGTTTCACATATCTTAGATAAAACAGAAGTCCCTTTAGATTTTGGAACGTAAACATTACATTGAATAACACCAGCATAATAATCTGAAGCTGCTCCCTGATTTTGCAAAGTTGATTGAGTAAAATTTAAAGTCATTAAAATATATTTTTTAGTTTTTCCTGGAGTCGTAAAATGAACATTGTCATAAACCATTGCAACAGTAGGATCAACGTCTGAAACCTTGTCTGTCACTGCTTTCTCAAATGCTGCTCTTGTGTTTACTAAACTCATGCTTCAAATCCTGTTTGTGTAGTACCTGAGTATTTCTCTGATACTCCTCCTCCTATAAATAGTTTACCCTTGTCTGACATATTTTCTTTTATGAGTTTAGCTAAATCTCCTTGAACAAACCTTTGAATTTCTCCACTTTCTAAAACGTATTGAGAATATTCTGCTTTGTTTCCAATAAAAACTGATTTTTTATAATTAAATATTCTTTTACCTTGTCCAACTGGAAATCTTGGCTGAACTACAGGCTTTTTAGGTGGCGTTTGTTTTGTATAAGGTGGACCAGCTTTTTGTCTTGCAAAGAAGTCTAAACTACGTTCTCTTTTTATACCAGCCCAGGGTTGATAATCTTCTACTTTGTGTGTGGCATGAACAGCAGAGTTTGATGCTTTCCAGCTAGACGCAAAAAATCCTGTCCACACTGGCATAGTTGTTGGTCTTTTCTCATGTCTATTAGATAACTCAAAATGAACATCTTTTATGAGATTATTAAAATCTCTACTAATTTTCTTATCTAAGTCTTTAGGTAAATCTTTTAAACGTCTTGTTGCCATTAGAATCGTACCAAAACAGTAAATAAATAAACTTGTCCGCCTTTTTTTGTGTCAATATCTACTATTTGTGCAGTCCTATTTGACCCAGCAAAACTTAATTTAATTTCATCATTCATATCTACTTGATTACCTCCAATAAGATCAGGTGTTATATATAATTTTGCCTGTCTCATTTCTTGGCCTGTTTCTTCTTCTGCCGTAATAAAAGATATTGGAACTTTTATATTTGAGTATGTAGTATCTAGAGTAACCTGTTCACCTGTATCTAAGTTATAACTACTTGTACCTTTCTTTACATAGGTAATAGTGTGATCTAAAGAATCACCTAAAGTTGCAACAACGCTTTTAGCAACACTTTTAAATAAGCTGTCTAATTGACCTGCCATTATCCTCTAACTACCCTCATCTGAAAAGCACCTGCTCCACCTAGCATATATGCTCCAAGATAACTTTGTAACCAGGGGTAAACATCTAAAATATTATTTACAGAACCAGTTCCCTGACTTTCGGTATTATATTTAACCCTAAGATCACCAAGAGCCACTTCTTCAAAATTACCGTCTTTACCAGTAGTTCCTGTAATAGCACTGGTATCATTTGCCAAAGCTCTAGCTAATTCATATTGTGCATACTTAATATCATTTGGAATTGCAGTACAAGCTAGTTCAACATCATCAACTTTGTAGTTATTTCTAGGAAACTTAAGTGCTTGTCCGTTATCACATCTATCTCCATAAAATACAAAGGTATCTATCCAACGTGTAGCTGCAATCAAAGCTCTGTTTTTTTGATCATCAGTTTTATTAGTCCAGGTGCTTGAATCTGGTACGGTTTCAAAATATGTATTAGCTTCTGCCAATGTGACATAGCTATTTGCAGTAGCACTTGATAATGTTG